CCTTGCTCGAGTAGCCGTCAGGCCCGTTGCGGAAGGTCTTGCCCGTCTCCCGATGCCGGTACTCGACATAGGAATTGCCGCCGTCAACGGCCTCCCCGAACGGGACGAGGGCAGGGATAAAGAGGTGCTGGTCGCACGCCGTGCGCTGCGCCGCCTTGTCGAGCAGCCGATCCTGCGCCTCGCAGCGCCACGCGCCGTTCTCGGCCGGGGTCGCCTGGACGCAGGTGCGGCAGCTCACCTCCGCGACCTTCTGCTCGTGGCAGAGCGAGAAGAACGTGCAGCCCTTGCACTTGTAGTGCGCCGGGTCTTCGGAGAGCTTGGCAGGCGGACTCGGCGCGTCGATGACCCTCTTCGCGCGCGCGCGCAAGGCCTCGAACGTCTCCACGTCAAAGTGCACCCACTCGGTGTAGATCTCGTCGTTGTCCTTGTTGACGGCGAAGTAGAGCGCACGCTCGACGCCGAGCAGGCCCATGTAGACCTGCATCTGCGCGTAGTGCTGCGGCTTGCTCTCGGCCACGCCGAGCTTCTTCATGTCCGTGAAGCTCTTCGCCGAGTGCGTCTTCACCTCGAGGATAGCCCAGGACTTCGGCGCCTCGGGGAAGCCCTTGCCGATGCCGTCCACCGAGCCGCCGAAGTGGCCGGTGTCGTCGCGGCAGTCGATCTGCTTGCCGTTCTCGTCGGTGTGCAGGTCCACGCCGATGCCGCGCAGCTCCTCGGCGACGACCGCCTCCTCGCGCTTACCGCGGTCGAACAGGCGCAGCATCCGCCCCTCCCAAGTGGGCGTCGCCGCCCACCGGAAGGACAGCCAGATGTGCCGCTCGCAGTCGTGGCCGATGAGCGAGGCGCCCAGGTGCTCACGGTGTTCCTGCGTCTGCGCACCCCGCCACTGAATGACGGCCTCCCCAGTGGTGTGCTGCGACGCAGGGACCTGCGGCATTTACTTCTTCTCCCAGGGCCGCGCGGCCGCCCCCGGCTTGGGGCCAGAGGGGGATGACGGGGCCGAGGACGGCCGCGAGGCTTGCTTGGTGGACAGGGCCGCGTAGCCCATCACGCGGTTGCGCGAGGGGTCCTTGCGGTCGAGGTCGATCTCGGCGAGCACCGGGCGGTCGTGCAGCTGCTCGGTGTCGGTCAGGTTCGTGACGCCGGCCGCGAGGCAGAGCATCTGCAGCTGGCGCTTCGCGATGTCCTCGGCGGTCTTGTTCGGGTTGCTGACGTTGAGGCGGTCCCAGATGCGCCGGCCGCCGTGCGGGCCGTCGATGACCTGCAGGGTGAGCTCGATGTACTGGCCGGTGCCGGCCTGCGTGGTCTTGAGGTCGCTCGAGATCACGGCGACCTCGTACATGCCCTTGGGCAGCGGGGCGCGCTCGGGCGCCGGCGCGGCGACGTGGGTGGCGGCATCGAAGTTGAATTGCGGCATCGTAGTGGTTCCCTTAGTTGGTGATTGCGGACTCGAAGGCCTCCCACGAGAGCGCGATGCTCTCAGGCAGGCCGTAACGGTTCTTGGCCATGTAGGCCGGCTTCTCGGCGGTGTAGAGCAGGCGCTCGCCGGTCGAGACGCCGCGGTTGTTCGTCTTGTTGAACCCCACGTCGTCCTTCTTGACGATGGTGCGGTAGTTCGCGAACAGCACCGCATCCGACCACTCGCGCACGAGGGCGCTCGAGCGCGTCTGCAGCTTCGGCTGGTAGCGGTCGTAGGGCTCGACCTCGGGCGAGTCGAACCGCTTGATCTCGGTGTGCGCGATGAGGATGCAGATCATTCCCTTGTCGTTCCTGAGCGCGTTGAGCCCGTCGAGCACCTGCCGCCACTTCTCGGCGGCGATGAGCGCCCCCTTGCCGTAGGCGAGGTCCTTGGCGTCGTGCGTGCTCTCGATCTCGCGCCAGATGAGGGTTTCGAGCCAGTCGAGCGAATCGATCACCACGGTGCGAAAATCGTGATCGCCGTCATAAAGCGCCTGGATGGCGTCCAGCACATCGCCCGGCTTGCGCGCGATGGGGAAGTGCTCGACCTGCAGCGACCCGAGACCGTCCTCGGTCAGGATGAAGATGGGGTTCGGGGCGGCAGCGGCGAAGGTGCTCTTGCCGATGCCCTCGACGCCGTACACCGTCACGCGCGGCGCGGCGATGGCGGTGTTCTTTTTGATGGACTTGAGATCGAAAGCCATGTCAGGCCTCCTCGATGACGATGTAGGTCTTGGCGGGCTTGACGGTGATCGCGGGGGCGATCTGCCGCCAGAGGTCGGGGCGGTCGGTGCGGATCGCCTTGAGCAGCGACTCGTCGGCCTCGACCTTGGTCTTGACCGGCTTCTCCGGCCAGCCGGCCGTGAGCGCGAGGAGCTTGTCGAGGTCGGCCTTGTACGTCAGCTTGCCGGTGGTCTTGAGCTTCATGCCGTTCTCGAGCGCGGTGCTTGAGCTGCCCTCTTCCTTGGCGGGGAAGAGCGCGAGGATCTGCTGCTCGATGTCGATGCGCCGGTTGTTTGCGGCGAGTTCGTCACGCTTCGCTTGCAGCCAGTGCTGCGCGAGTTCTTCTGCGGTCATCTTTGTAGCCTCGTGGTGGGGGCGGGGGAGGAAGTTAGCATCGTGATGCGAAAAGCGCAACACCTACAACGAAAGGCCCGGTTATACCGGGCGAATCCACAGCACCGGGGCTGCGGCCGTGGCGGCGACGTTCTCGATGGCGGAGCCAGCGGGGAAGGGCAGAACCGTCACGCGGTCGGCATCGTAGCCGCGCTTGACATACCCGACGTGCCGCGCTCCGCCCGAGACCTCGACGACTGCCAAGCGATCGACCATCGCCTGGACGCGCGCGTCGAACTGCCCGGTGAAGATCAGCCAGCCGTCCTGCTGCAGCTCAGGCGCACGCACCTGGACGACGAGCGCGCCGGCGGGGACATCGCGCGGCGCCGTCACGCGGCGCGCATTCTTTGCGGCCACTTCGCGCACCGCGCCCTTCGCATCGACGTGCGCACGCACGGGCAGCGAGCGCGCATCCTCCTCGATGGGGATGCCGGCGCGAGCGAGCACCTCGGTCACAGGGATCGTGAGCAGGCCGCTGATGCGGTTGGCCTCTTCTGCGGACATCGCGCGCTTGCCGCGCAGCATCAGCGAGACGGCGGAGGGGTCGAGTTCCATGTGTTTCGCCAGCCGACGCAGCGACATGTCGCGCTCGGCTAACCGTTCTCGGAACCAGCGTGTGTCGATTTTAGATTTGGCTTGCATAGTTTTCTCGTTGCTGTTTAGGCGTGGTGTTGACAATTCCTCATCATTCTTGCACCTTCGGCCCTTCCCCGCAACACCAACAACGAGAACGGCGTTATGTCGCAACTGAGTCCTGCCCGCGAAATTGTCGAGAAATTGGGCGGAGTGCGCGCCACCGCACGCATCTTGTCGATGTCACCGAGCGCGGTGTCGCGGTGGATGATGTCGAGAGACAAGCGCGGCACGAACGGGCACATCCCGCGCCGCCATTGGCCGGCCATCCTCAAGCACTCGCGCGCCGAGCGCCTCGCCATCCGTCTCAGCGATCTCGCTGACATCTGAACCAGCGGCAGGGGGCCGGCATGGTCAAGAACTCGGAGTTCCTCTCCGCGGCCTACGGGCCGCTCGGAGACAACACATTCGGATGGACCTGCGCGTTCACCGCAGATCCGCACAACGCACCGCCCGATATCTGGTCGGGCTCGTTCTGGCGCGCGACCGACCGCCAGGTCGAGATGCTCGACCGCCGCGGCGAGCAGAACACCTACTTCAGCGTCTCGCGGCTCAACGCGCCGCGCCGCAGCAAGAGCGCGTTCCACTCGCTCGCCGTGCTCGTCGCGGATGACGCCGACCCGCAGGAGATCAACGGCCGGCCGTCCTACGTCATCGAGACCTCGCCCGGCAACCACCAGATCGGCGTGTTCCTCGACCCCGCCGACCCCGCCACGCAGGACCTCGAGCTCATCGACCGGCTGATGTCCGCGATGGCCGACGCCCGGCTCATCAAGGCCGACGCCTCGGGCAACAACGCCGTGCGCTACTGCCGGCTGCCCGTCGGCCGCAACACCAAGGGCGGCGCCGCGCACGAGGTGCGCCTCTCAGTCTGGAACCCCGACCAGCGCCTCACCCTTGAGGATGCCGCCTCGGTGTTCGGCATCGACCTCTCGGCGCTCGAGCCGCGCCAGCTCGCCCCGGCGGCCCCCGCCGGCCCGGCGGAGCCCGACTGGGCGGCGCTCGTGCAGCAGGTGGTCACGGGCGAGGCCTACCACGGCCCGCTGCTCTCGCTCTCGGCCAAGCTCGCAGCCTCCGGCGCCGGCGGCGGGGCGATTGTCAACCTCCTGCGCGGCCTGATGGACGCCGCCCCCGACCGCTCGGACAGGTGGCAGTCCCGGTATCACGAAATCCCGCGGATGGTCTCCGGCGCCGACCGCTACCGCCCGGCAGCCCCCGCCCCGGTCACAATCAACCTCGGAGGCCCGCAGGCGGCCCCTGAGCGGCCCTCCGACCTCGCCCCACTCGACTGGTCAGCCCTCGCGGGGACCGCCCCAGAGCCGCCAGAGTGGCTCGTGCAGGGGTGGATGCCCCGGCGCACGACCACGCTCCTCGCCGCGAACGGCGGCGTCGGCAAGTCGAACCTCTCCCTGCAGCTCGCTGCCTGCCTCGGCCTCGGCCGGCCGTTCATGTCCATCGACCCGGTCGCCCCCTGCCGGGTCCTGGTCCTGTCGGCCGAGGACGAGGCGCGCACCGTCCACTTTCGCCTGGCGAACATCGCGGGCGACCTCGGCGTCGAACTTGCCGAGCTCGAGGGGCGGGTGTACGCCTACGACCTCACCCAGCAGGACTGCGTCCTCTGGCGCGACGGTGCGCCGACCGCTCGCATGCAGTGGCTCGCCGACACCGTCGCCCGGCACGAGGCCGCTGTCGTCATCATCGATAACGCCTCGGATGTGTTCTCGGCCAACGAGAACGACCGCGCCGAGGTGCGTGGGTTCATGCGCGCGCTCAACGCGATCGCCCAGGCGAGCGGGGCAGGGGTGCTGCTTCTCGCGCATGTGGACAAGGCCTCGGTGCGCATGGGCGCCGGCGCGGACACCAACTCGACCTTCTCGGGCTCGACCGCCTGGAACAACTCGGCGCGCTCGCGCTGGGCGATGACCCGCGAGGAAGACGCCGTCGTGCTGCGCCACGAGAAGTGCAACTTCGGCGCCCTGCAGCCGCCGATCCGGCTCGAGTTCGACCCCGGCGCGCGCGTCTTCAAGCGCTTCGGCGAGGTGACCGCCTCCGCAGCTGCGCGCAATGTGTTGCGAAGTTCTAATCGCGGTGCGATTCTCAAACTGCTCGCAGCGACCGTGCAGGCCGGGCAGCGGGTGTCCCTCAGCAAGACCGCGAACAACAGCGCGTGGATCGTGCTCTCGGGGTCGAAGAACTTCCCGGCCATCGACCGGCGCGACTTCTGGTCGCT